GCCGCCGCGAGCGACGTGAGGTCCGCGTCCTTCGGTTGATAGAGCGCGCCCGCCTCGATCCAGGAGCCGGTCCCGAGATTCTGTTGGCGGACGTAATTTTTGCTGTCGTTTGGAGGCTCGTTAATCAGTCCTTGCGGACCGGTCGCTCCGGTGTCGCCCTTGGGTCCTTGCGACCCGCGTTGTCCGGTGAGCGTCAAGCTCCATTGCGTGACGAGATCGGTCCCGCTCGCGAGGTCTGGCGTGATCGTGATCGTATGTCCGGAATCATCCCAGGACTCCGCGGTGACGAGACCCTCGAGCCATTGCGTCGCGTCGTTCGCGTTTGCGGCATGGACCCGCATCCCGACCGTTAGGCCGGTGTTGTCCTCGTTCAGGAGGAAACTTTTCGTCCCGCTATCGGCGAGATAGTTGTCGGTCTCGCTCGTCCCATACATGAGGACTTGCGGCCCGTAAGGAGCCGCGACCGCGACGACCGACGTCGTGATCCCGTCGCTCGTGACTGGAGCGAGGCCGCGAGATTCGACGGTCAATGCGAGGATCGACATGGCGCGCGCCTCTTACCGTGTTATGCCCTGGACGATGGTGAGATCGATCATGCAAACGACCCTTTGAGTCGCGAGGGTGAGCTCGCCGAGAGGGCCGACATACTCCTTGCCGATGATATCGGCGACGTATTGCCCGGGTTGCTGGATCTTCATCTCGTCGAGGTCGACGTTGATAATCAGGAAACCATAGTCGGGCGGCGTCCCGATGATGATCGATCCGTCCTCCGTCGTCGCATTGATTACGACCTGGTGATCGGGAGCCGTGCGGCGGACCTCCATCTCGAAAACGATTCCGCGGAGATCCAGTTGCGGCAGCGCGGCCAGATTGGAGTCGTCGCCTCCCGTACCGACGAGAAACTTGATCGAGTCGATCCAGTCCTCGTTAGTGCCGGTCTGGACGATCAAGCTGCAAAGCGGCATCGCGAGGAGGTTCGTCGGCATGGCGCGCGCCTCATGTGATCGGCGTAATGGCGGGCGGCCAATGCTCGTCCGCCGTCGGGTCCTGCGGCATTCCCGTCATATTGTTAGATGCGGCGCGGACGTCGTTAACGTATTTCCAGCCGCGAAGATATTCCGCCAAAAAGTCCTGCGGCATGCCGACCGGCCATTGCGTCGTGTCGACCCCATACTGTGATTGATAGTTGTTATATTGCGCGTTGTAATTGCTTTGCTTGTAATCCGGAAATGCCTTCGTGATCCGCCGCGCCGATTCCGCATTGACGACCGGGACGTAATCGTCGCGCCAATTGGAGGCGAGGATCGTTTGATAATGGTCGCGATCATTAAAGAGCGACGTGTCGGGGACGGACATGACCGTCGCGTCCGGACCGTGCCAGAGAGGATCGACGACCGTGTCATTGCGATAGCTTGCAAGGACGACGACCGGATCGGTTGGCGTCTCGTTCAATAGTTGCGCGCGTTTGACGAAGACTTGCGGCATGGCCTTGTCCTCCCCTTTCTAGCCTACGAGCGCGCCCTCGCCCTTGACGACATAAGCGCCGTCGGCGGCAAGGACTCCCGGTGTTGGCGAGACGTATCCGATCCCGCCCGCGGCAGCGGTGTGGAGCAAAACGAGATAACTCAATCCGGTGCAAACCGCGTCGACGTTCCAGTTATAGATCGCTTGCGTGTAGTAGAGCGTGACCTGTCCGTTGTCGGCACAGTTGACGCCATATGTTCCATTGCAATTGAACCATGCGGTATCGGTCCCAAACCAGGAATTTTGATTGCAGACCATGCCGCCTTGAGAGGCAAAGACGCCGCCATTCGTGAATGACATGCACGCGAGCGTCGTGCATAGAATGCCGTTCTTCTGGCAGAAGGACGCAAAGCAATGATCCATTCCGATGACGCCGCCGCCGGAAAAACCAATATCGAGTCCCCAGCATGAGACATTGCTGCAAACGATCTGTCGACCGTTGCCAATCGCGACGCCGAGCCATCGTCCGACCGACGCGGGGCTCGCATAGCCCGGACCGCTAACGAGTATATCCTGGAGCCACGGATAGCCTGGTCCGACGTTTTGGATTCCGTAGCTTTTCGGATCGCCCGCGTTTGTCGCGGGGACCACGATCTCGACTCCGAATCGACTGCGGAGCATCGAGATATGCGCCGCGCCATCGGCGGCGCGTTGCGCGCTCGAGCTCCCGCTTTGCTGGAATAACGAGCCGGTGATCGCGCCCGGGATCTTCATCTCGCCGCGGACGATGATGCGCTCCGCGTTGGCGTGATTGATGACGAATGGATTATATCCGCCGACGATGGCCGGTCCCGCGGGCGGCGTTGCGATGTTTATCGGTCCCGCATTCTTCGCGAGGAGGATCGTCACGCGGGCATTCTGTGCGATGGTCTTTCGACGGATCGCGAGGCATGCGTCCTCCGGCGTCGCAAATTGCGATGGGACGTTGAGCGTCACGTCCGCGCTGATTACCGGATTCGGCTGTATCCAGAAGCGCGCCCCGTCATAGATGAAAAGGACGACGTCCCCGACCTGGAGATCGCCCTGGAGCAATGCCGCGGTCCCGCCGCCGTTGGCGGCAATCGGTTTGTCGCCGAGATCGGGCGCGGTCCCCATGATGTGAAAGCGCGCGATCGAGCTCCCCGAATTCGTATTGTTGATCTGGACGAGGAACGGATCGCCAGCTTTGAGATTGTAGAGCGACGAATTGAGTCCGGTAAACGTCGCCTCGATAATGTTGGGCGTGCCGGAGAGGTCCTTGGCGAATGGAATGTTGATATAGTTGTTTGTCGTCGGACCGGTGCCGGTCCCGCCTTGCCCGAAAAAATTGACGAGTTGGAAATTCGTCCCGTCGAAAGCCATCTCCGCAATGCCGTTCGCGCGAATGTCGCCGGCGGCGAGATCCGCTCCGGCCATTGTTTTGACGGCGACCGTTCCCGCGCCCGCATTGATCGTGACCGGGAGCGTGTTGTCCGCGGCGACGCGCACGCGCAACGGAAGACCGAGACTGTAGGAGGAGAGCGGCGGATCGACCGCGACCGAGAGCTTGTTGACGCTCCCGGTGTCCTGGACGTAGTTCATCCGTTGCGAGCGAATGCCCCGGAGCATTTGCATAAGGTCGGTCGCGTCGGGCGTGAGCTGTGATTTTTGAATGACCGCGACGATCTCCCGCATCGGATGCTCGAATGCGTCGGCCGGAGGGATCGATCCCTGTCGCCCTTCAACGGGATTGCCGTTGATATAGTGAGCGTTGTCGCCCTCGCTTTCGCGGCCATATGGCGGGACAAATTTCATCGTCGTCTCCCTCGCGTGTCTCTGTTATGGCGTGCCCGCCATGGGATCGCTCGTCCCGCTGTCGCTAAAGTTCATCACGAGCGCGGTCTGTGCGGGCTTCCATCTGTTCAAAAGACATTGCACGTCTTCGGGCACGCCGATCCGAAGGTGCGGATCGACTCCGGCCTGGCCGCTCCCCGCGCGAAACCAATGATAAGCGCGCGAGCCGATATTGACGTACCACGCGAGTCGTTGCTCTGGCGGTCCGATGTACCATCGGAAATTTTTCGCGGTGTCGAGCGTGCCGTCGGCTTTGAGAGGTCGCGTCTCGCCGACCTGTGAGACGCCCGCCATGAACGGCGCGAATTCCCCGATGTATCCGTCCTCGACCTCATATCCGATAAATTTCATGAGCCAGATAAAATAGTCGCGCGATTGCGTGCTGTTGCGCCAATCGACCAGCACGCCGTCGACCATGGAATATCCAGGCCACGTCATATAGAGGACGAGCATCTTTTGACGCTCGGCGACGCTTTGCGTGATCGGCGTCGTGACCTCCGTCACCGTGCGGAGGCTTTGATCCTTGAATTCGATCCCGGTCCCGTCGTCCAGGCCGGGATAGTCCGACGCCTCGCCGTCGACGCAATAGAGACCGAATAGATTGAAGTCCCCGGGGATCGTGACGTCGACCGTGAATTCCGCGAGCCATACCGTGATCGGGCCGCTCGCGTCGACGACCTTATTCGTCGCCTTCCGGATCGATATGCCGGTTCCCCAGGCGAGCGTCTCGTCGACGTTGACCGCGCCGTCCGCATTGACCCAAATGTTCGCGCCGCTCGAGGTCTTCGTCGACTCGACGGAAACGATCACCCCGCGCGGGTCCGACCCGACCGATCTCCAGGTGATCGCGACGCGATGCTCTCCGGCCGCGAGGCCGGGGATATCCTGGCGCGCGAAATGCCCGCCGTCGGTGCCGTCCTCCAGGAGCGAGGAGAATTCCGGCGACGTCCGCGGCGTCAACGTCACGTTGCTAAAGTATCGCCATTCATTCGACAGGACGGTCGGGCCGAATTGCTCCTCGATGCGAACGCCTGGAGGAAAGCAAACGTCGGGGAGACCCCATGATGCTTCCCAATCGGGGAGGAGCTCGATGGTCTTTCGCGGATCGCTCTCGCGCTCCAGGAGATCGGCGGCGCGACTGTCGACATATCCCCAAACATTCGTTAGGCCGCGCGACGTCTTTACGAGAATGCTATCGCGCTTGCGCGGCCATGCGATCCCCAACGGGAGGAGCTTTAGGAACGAGACAAGATACTCGCGCCCGCCGCGTCGGACATGCCGGTCGCGATCCGGATATGCGAGCCTAGACGCCATAAACGATATCGCCCAGGACGGCCATATGGCCCGGGCTCTCCATCACGTCGTCGGTCCAGTTGAGGAGATCGCACGAGATCACCCCCGGCGTATTCATGATCGCTTGCGCCTTCCATGTCGCGAAGATCGTTTGCCCTGGAGCGGCGAGCTCATAGAGCATCTGGAGGAGACTGTCCTCGATTGCCGCCTTCGTGTCCTCGTCGTTTGGCGTGAGGTTGCCGATCTTGACCTCGATGAATTGCTTCACTGGCGCGACGACCCAAAAGTCCTTGACCGCGACCGGCCGCACCGAGTCGATGTATTCCGTCACGGCGTCGATATCCTCGCCCCGCGGCCAGCCATCGTTATCGGCGCGCAGCACGTCGAAAAGGACGCGCACGGTGACGGTCCCGATCCCCATCTCCAGCGGCGCGCACCATGCGCGCGTGCATCCGGGAACGGCGAGCGCCCATCGCACATAATCGTGCGCGGCCCCGCCGTGCGGCGGTTGCCGAATGCGCTGGAGGACGCGCATGCGAAGATCATCATCGAGCTCCGTGTCGGTGCCGCCAGTGAGAAGGACGACCTCCGCATTCGGCTGGACGTTTGCGAGCGTCGGGAGAATCGTTAGGTCCGTTCCGGGCTCCTGGTTACTGTCGGCCCCGGGATCGAGCGCGCGGATGCGGATTGCGACCGGCGCTTGACTGTCGGCCGTGACGGCGTCCTCCAGCGTTTGATATCCGACGCGCACGAGCCCGCCCTCGAGCGTGGTTCCGGCCGGGATGATGATCCCCGGAACGACGCCGACGAAATTCGCGGACCCCTCCGCATAGGTCGCCATCTTGCGGCCGATGGTGCCGTCCGCGTTCACGAGCCAAATCTCCCCATGACGGTCGAGCCATTCGGTCTCCGCCGTCAACGGCAGCAGCTGCAAGGAAAGCCAGTCGATATAACGGAGCGTCAAATGCGTAAGGCCCGCCATGCCGTCGGCCATGACGCGAAGGACATTGTTGCCGATGAACGCCGCGCCATAGAGCGAGGCCGTGATATCGTCACGGATCATCTCGCGGACCTGGCGGAGGGAGGGAGTCGTCCAGGGCATCGGCTTAGACCTCGCTCGACACTTGCATCATTTCGCTCCAGAGATATTGCCAGCGAAGCTCGATTGCGGTCTTCGGCCCGCGATAGACCCGGACCTCGACGTCGATCCGCTCCTTTCCGACGCGCGTCGCTTTGACGTCAATCGAGGAACAGACGCGCCGATCAATGAAGGGCTGGAGCGCGTCGCGGACGTAGCTCTCCGCGCGCACGACCGTCGCGCCTTCCCAATTGCCCGGGCCGGTGATCTTCGCGCGCCGGAGGAGCCAATGCTTGCAACCTATCGGCCAGCCGTTCCAGATATCCTCGGCCTCGTGATCGCCCCACCATCCGCGGCGATCATTGTCGTCGTCGACCGCCCACGGAAGAAAATCATCCGGACCCGCGAGCGCGTCGGTCCCGACCGCGAGACGGATTGCGGTGGCGAGCTCCTCCTCCTCCGACAGAGTCCCGTCCGCCGCCTGGACCCAATCCATCAAAGTATTTTCGAGAAAGAATGTCGTGTTGCGGAGTTTGATATCCGTCATCGCGTCGCCCCCGATTGATACGGCGTCGGTAGTGGGATCGCGTCGTCGATCTGTTTAATCCGATAGTTGCCCTCGCATCGGAGATGGACAAAGACCAGCGCGCCGTTAACCGTGCGCTGGAATATCTCGCCCTTATACGAGACGACCTCGAAACCGTATTGCGCCTCGAGGCCGCAATATGCACAGACCGCGCGCGTGCCCTGGCCCATGGCGATCACAACATTTTATTGATTGCGTTCTCGGTCGCGCTCTGGAGCGCGACGTCGTCGATTGTCGAGTCGCCCTCCGGCGTGAGCGCGGCGCTCTGGACCGCGGCGTCCATGCAAACCGCCGGCGTGACATTCGCCGCCGCCATGTCGGGATTTTGGAAGGTGCTTTGCGCCCATCTGATCCGCGACGAATGCGCGGCGGTGTTCGCGGCCTCGCCGAAAATATAGTCGGCATAATGCAAGCACGAGACTTTGATACGCCCGCGAAAGATCATGTTTGTCATGAGATTCGACGTCTCGACGTAGGTGAGCGCCATCGCGTTCTCCCGTTATCTGACTCGCCGCGCGCGAATGTAGGACGAGACCATCGTCCAAGTCCCGGCGCACCATCCGATGCAATAGGCCCCCGTCGTGACCGAAACCGAGATGCGGACCGGACCGGCGCAAGCGTAGCAATCGCCATTCGGCGCGATTGTGTCGGAGGTCATCCATCCGGCTTGCGACGTCGGCGTCCCGCTGGCCGTCCCAATTCCGAGATAGCATTCGAGACCGACGGCAGCTTGAAAGACCATGCCGATTGACACATCCCAATCTCCGGGAGTGAGCGAGACCGACGTCCCGTTGAACCACGTCGCGCCCGCGAGCCCGCTCGAATTGTTGCTCGTGATCCCGCCGAGAAATTCCCCGACGAAGCCCGCGGGCGCGTTGTCGTTTGTCGGCGTGCCCTGGAGATCGATCCGCTTGTTTGTCGGGTTCGTCGTAATTTGCGTGTAACCGGAAAACGCCGTAACCGCGAGGATCGTGTCGCTCCCTGCGGCGCTCCCGAATTGCGCGACCGTCCGACCGAAAGCCGCATTGTAGATCGTGACCGACGCATTGCCCTTGGACGTGAGAATGAGCGACACGTCGGACGAGCTTCCGACCGCGGAGAGCCGCCCTTGTGCCGCCGCGGCCGATAGTTGAGCGCCGTCTCCAGTCAGGCCCGATCCGCTATAGGTCTGGAAACTGCTAAAGGCTTGAAGGATCGAGCCGGTCCATACGAGATTTGCATCCCCTTTGATCGTGGTCGCGCCCGTCCAGACTCCGACCTGGTTCGCGACCGGCGTCCCGACGTTGCTGACATTCCCGCCGCTCGCGGTCGCCGAGAGCGTGCCCGACGTGAACGTCAATCCCGTCCCGATGGTGACGAGGCTCCAGGTGTCGGCCGCGGAGCGATAATAAATCCCGGTCCCGCCGAGCGCCGCGAGCGACGTCAAATCCGCGTCGAGCGGTTGATAATTTCCCGCCGCTTGCGCGCCGATGGTTGTCCGGACTGTCGCGGCGTCGGCGTCGTCCAGGATCGTTTTGGCGAAGGCCGACACTCCGAGCGTCGAGAGCGCGGTCGAGGCGTCGGCGTCGTCGACCAGCGTCCGACCGAATGACGTGAACGTCGCGAGCGCCGCCGTCCCGCTCCCCGTGAAATACGGGACACGGTCCGCAGTCGACGCGAGACCCGCGAGCGCGGTGAGCTCAGCGTCGAGAGGTTGATACGATCCGCCCGCGGTCGAGATCGCGCTGGCGACGAATTGCGTCGTCGCGATGGACGTGTCCGCGTCCCCCGCCGTCGGGGTTGGTGCTCGAGGGTCTCCGGTGAAGATCGGGGAGGCGAGCGGAGCCTTGCTCGTCACCGTCGCATTCGCCGAGACCCGCGCCTCGGTGTAGTAGAGATTGACCGATCCCTCCGGGACCGCATCGGTCGATCCGGGTGACGGCGATATCTCGACGTAAGCCGATCCCGACCAGCGATAGATTTTCCCGGTGTCGAGCGCGACATAGATCACGCCGGTCGCGCCGGTCGCGGGGAAGGCCGCGAGATTGGCATACTCGAGGACGTCGTCGACGTAAGACGGCAATTGCGCCGCGGGGACCTTGGCGGTCGCGTCGAGCGAGGCATATCCATTCGCCGCGCCCTTCCTGGAGGTCTGTTCGAAGATCGAGGAGAGGAGCGCCCATCCGCCGGATTGTCGGCCATAGACATTGCCGTCGGTCGCGGCCTCGCCGACGACCGCATTGAGTATCCCGCCCGAAAACGTGAGATTGCCGCCAGTGACGACTGCGGTCCATGTGTTCGCCGCGGAGCGATAATAGATGCGGTCGACGAGGCTCGCCGCCGCGAGAGAGGTTAGGTCCGGATCGAGCGGTTGATAGGGTCCTCCGCCTCCCGCCGCCGCGATGGCCGCCGAGACAAATCCGGTTGTGGCGACGGATGTGTCCGCGTCCCCCGCCGTCGGCGTCGGCGCTGTCGGATTGCCTGTGAACGCCGGAGACGCAATCGGCGCGAGCCCCGCGAGATCGCTATCGCTGGCGAAGGCTCCGGCCCCGCCGACCGGGACGACGCTGGTCGCTTGGCCGGTTCCGTCATCGCCCTTGCCGATATAGAGGACGTCGCCGATGGCGTTATAGGCAAGCTCCGCGCTCGCGAGCGAGCCTGGAGGTCCCGCCGCTCCAGACGTGCGCCGTTTGATGCGGATCGTATCGGCCATGTCTCAAAACGTGCCCCCATCCAGGACGTCACCGCTCAGAGCGAGCGCGGGATTCCAGGCCAAGTTGCGCCTGCCATATGTGACCCCATCGTTAGGCGCTTCGGGCACGCCCTCCGTCGGCGCGGTTGGCGTGCCGATGATCGTCGCGCTGATCGAGGAGCTCGGCGAGATCATGTCGAGCGAGAACGCCGGAGGGAGCGTGATCGGAGGCCAATCGGCGAGGACGTCGTATGCGATCACGTCGTCGACCGTCGTGAGCGCGTTGACCTCCGCGATCTTCTGGTTCCGGATTAGCACCAGCTGATTAGTGCGGTTCGCGATCCCTTGCATGATCGCGCTCGCCTCCGGTGGCGTGACCGGGACCGCCGACGTATGACCGATGGGAATCCATTGCACGTTGGTCGCCGCGACGTCGGTGATCGGCGTCCAGGAGACGCCGCCGCCATAGCTGATCGTGAGAAAATCGTCGGTCAATTGCGAGACCGTGTAATTGCTCACGTTCGCAAACGGCCAAGTGTTTTTCCCGATGGATGCGCTCAACCCTGGCGAGGCGTAATACTGATAGCTGCCATCGCCTAGATCGCGCGTCGTTCCCTGTAGCTTTACGTTGATCGTATTCGTCCCGCTTCCCGCGTCCCCCAGGATCGTATCGTTTATGTGATTGCGTGCGAGATTGCCGTTAGTCGTGATCCCGTTATTGATCTCGTCCCGGAGGGAGATGGAGTTGGGGTCCCATTGATTCACGATCCGCCAATTGATCGACGCGACGAGTTGATCCCCGATGGCGACGACGTTCGAATTGATTTGCGAGACAATCGACGAGTCGATGGAGTTCAATCCCGGGATCGCCGAATTGAGCCGCGCGATGATCTCGTTAATTTTCGTGATCGTGTTCTGGATCGTCGGCAGCGAGCCCGCAAACATCGCGTCGTCGCTCGCGTCCCACCAATAATCTCCGGCCGCGACCGGATAGTGATACGGCGCTTGCCGCTGGACCTCGAATATCACTTTGATTAGGTCGACCTGGACTTTCTTCGCCTGGTCGAGGAGGAGGTCCTTGTCTTTGAGCCGCGTTAGGAATTGCTGGAAAATCGGGACGTATGGAGTGACGTCGACGAATTGCTCGCGGAGCCCGTTGAGGTTCGCGCCTTGCCCGTCATTCGCGTCGACGATCTGGCGCTCGATCTCGCCGCGGCCCTCTTGCCAGTTGATATGATAGAGATCGGGATCGTCGACGAGGAGCTCGGAGAAATCCATCCCCGAGATCACGGCGTTGTCGACGCACATATTCACAGGAGGATCGAAGTGCATCCACCATCGCATGACGCGATCATCCTTCCTTGCAATATAGGTCTTTTTTTATCTGGCATGGCGAGGTCCACCAGTTGCCGTCCTTGTCGTTGAAAACCCGATGATCCTGGAATCGGATATGCGTATGCTCGTCGGTCACTTGCGACGATTTTTTCTTGTCCTGTTGCCAATGGATCGTCGAGTCGCTCCCGGTCTTCTGGCTTGCGTATCCCTCGCCGTGCCGTGAGTAGGTCGTCCCGCCGTTCTGTTCGATTGCGATCTCGGATTTTTTGTTGTCGTCGCGCGCGGATTTTTGGCCCATCGTCTTTTGCTGTTTCTTCTGTCCGCCCGCTTGCTGCGGCCCCGGCTTTTGCCCCTGGTCCTGGGTTTGCTTGGGGACGAGCGCGATCCGCATGACCTTGTCCTCGCGCGTCGAGAGATAGGTCCCGTCCTTATGCATGAGGAATTGCTGGCGGTCGTCCTTCAACCGGTATTGCGCGACGTCGCCTTGGTCGAGCTCCTTCAACCGGTGCCGCCGATCATCGATGGCGATGACGACCGGATGCGAGCGCGATCCGTTGAGGTAGAGGACGATGGGCTCCGCGCTGTCGCCCTTCGGTTGCTCGCCCCATTGGCCGGAATCGTCCTTGCCGCCGCCGTTCCCGCCTTGCTTGCTCTGGCCCTTCTGGTCCTCCTCCTCCTCGTCCTGGTCGGCCGGATAATTCGTGAAGCCATAGGCTTGCGCGCGCTCGACGCCCGTATGCGTCTCCGACGCCATCACGTCGACGTCGACCTCTTGCCAGTGATGCTTGTCGTCCGCCTTGCGGAGCGTCGCCCTCGAGGCGCTGGTTTGCACGCGCCTCGCGGCGTCCATGACTGTCGAGCGCATCGGTGTCCTCCTATGCGGGCGAGCTTTGCGGTGGGAGATTGGGATTGTTACCCTGCGGCGCGTCGGTCGGCGTCGATCCCTTCTGCGGATCGTAATTCTGCGGATGCTTGTCGTCCTGGTCCCCCTCCCCGGTGTCGCGGACGAGATCGATGGTCGTCCGGGTCCCTTGCTTGTCGTCCTGGGTAAACTCGACTTTGACGATCTTCAACTCCTCGTCGACGATTAGCATGGGAGACTTGACGTGCGCCTTGTCGCCCGCCTTCCACAATCCGCCGCTCGGTTTTAGCCAGCCCTGGACGACGATAGTGACCTCCAGTTGCTCGACCCCCTGGCGCTGGCCCTCCATCTGCATCCGGTTTTGCATGTCGTCCTTGTCGCCGGGATGCTCGGCGAGGACCCGCTTCGGCGCATAGACGCCTTTCGTGTTGCCCATCTTGCCGAGAGTGCTGTTGCTCGTTTTCGAGACCGGCGCTTGCGCGGACTTTGACATGGAACGGTCATCCGTCCCGGGTTGCTGACTCGTCCCGTAATTGTTGGGATGCGCGTCGCTATCATCGCCGCCCGCGCCGCCGCCGTTGATCGACATGACCTCGCGGCCCTCGAGAATGTTTTTGCCCTCGACCAACGAGTCGCCGGTCGGCATCCACATTGCGCGGCCGGTGAGGTTGCCCTCGGTATCCGATCCGAGAACGATGTTGCGTTGGCGCGCGAGCGTCTCCAGGAATTCCCATGCGGTCTGGCCGGGAGGGATATGCACGCGCTCGAATGGCTTTTGCGAGATGTTGCCGATCGGTTTGAATTTGGACTTGAACGGCTTTAGGACCTCGTCCGCGATCTCCTTATAGCTTTTGTTCTTCATCTCCCCGGTCTTCGTTTGCGCCGCGCCATACGAGAGCGCGCGCGTGAACGAGTGACCGGATATCTCAATGCCGTGCGCGTTCCCGGTGTAGGCGACCTGGCGCGTCTCGACGAAGCCCGTAATCACTAGCTGGCCCGCGAGCGTGATGGTGCAATGATCGCCGGGCCGGATGCGAACGGCCGCCCAATCTTTCGAGAGCGGCGCGCCTTCGGAGCATGTGAATTTGAAAAAATCCGACGACGCCATCTCCTCGTCGCGGACTAGGACCGATTGCCAGTCGCGATATCTTTTCCCGTTGACGGTGATCTCCGCGATCTCTTGTTGCTTGAATGCCATGGGATCACGACGGCGGACTCAATGCCCGGATATTGAGCGGACAGAATGCCGGATGGACGACCTTGTTCTCGGCGATGATCTCCTCCGAATGATCGTCCTCGTAATAGATCGACCAGGAGATTTTGAGCGCCGGCGAGGGATCGAATTGATAGGTGAGCATGCGCGGGAGCGGCCTTGCGGTATCCGCGAGATAGCGCGTGATCGCGCCGCCGAGTGCGACGATCTGATTATAGATCGGGTTGTCGCGTTGCTCGCTCGCGAGCTCCTTCGCAACATCGAACCAGTTTTTTATTTTGACCAGCATCGCCTCGACGTCGGTGCGCGAGATGAAGACCGTCCGCCGAATGATCCGGCCGTCCTGTGCGAGCGCGAACAAAATGCTTGCCTGGACGACGAGGACCGCGGGGAGGGTCTTCGGGTGTTCCTTCATCAATTGTTTAAGGACGTTGTCCATCCAGACGACGGTGATCCCCGCCTCCGTCGCGAGCCGATAGCATTGGACCAGGCGTCGACCGAAACTCCCGTCGGCGACGTATTTATTGATATGCGCGCGAATGTCGCCGACCGCGGCGCGGAGCGACGATCCCGCGCGGCCGACACCGCTCCCCCATGACATGAGCTCGGCGGTCGAGCGATACACGATCCCCTCGATCTCGTTTAGGACCGTCTTCGCTGGCGTCTTCGCCGGATAGATTTTCGCCACATGCGGATCGGTGAAAGCCATTAGTCCGGTGTCCCTGGCGTGCGATCCAGTCCCGCAATGTTTCCGGGTTGCGACAATTCCGTCGCGTTATTGATCGATTGGACCCCGGTGTTCTCCGACGCGCTGGCTTGACTATCGAGCGCGCTCCCGGCGTCGCTCTGGCCGACGAGCGCGGGCGATCCGGCCTCGACGAATTGCATATCGTATTGGATGAATCCGCCCTTATCCTTGGAGTCCGCATAGGACCATCGCTCGCACATGACGAGCATCGATCCGATCAACGGATGAATGAGGAGGCCCGCGTCGTCGCTGTCGAGCGCCGCGTTTAGCGTCGCGATTTGCGTCAAGAGGTTGCCCGGGAATCCCTTGTCGAAATGGATCAAATAGCCGTTGAACGTCCATCGCGTCGGCTCGCGTCCCATGTCCTCCGAATAGGGGATATTGCGCTTCGGGTAGGTATGGACGACGGTCCGCCGCCCGCCCGCGCGCTGGCTCGTCTCGACATGGAACGGTGCGCCCTTGAACGAGGCCGGGACGAGCGCGTCGCGCCAGACATTATGAATATCGCGGATCGAGGCCATAGATACCTCCAGTTAACTATGCGGGCGACTCGATCCGGCCGCCGCCCGTCGGGTCCTGCGCTTTCTCGCGGTTGATTTGCATGTTGAGATTGTCCGACGAGCTCCCGACCCGGACGTTGCGCTGGCCGCGGATGTTGATCTTTAGCTGGATCTCGTGTCGCGTCTGTCGCGCGCGGAAACCCTTCATTTGATTTATTTCGTCCTCGTTACTCCAGATTACCTTATGCGGATCGATGACCGGCTTCGCCGTCGCGCCTGGAGGCGGTTGCGTTCCGGGCGGATAGCTTCCGGGTTGTCCCGCATAGACCCTCCGGCCGCGGAGGCTTTCATATCCGGGCGCGGGTCCGAGATCGTGGACTTGCGCGGCGGTCAAAAGCCGACCGTTGCGGTCGCGATATTCGACATGCAAGTGCGGTTGAATTCCCCTCGCGCCGGTCGCGCCAGATAACGCGATGACCTTTCCCGCCGCATCAATTCGCGTGCCGCCGTTGGTGAGCTTCCATACGTCCCAATTGGAAAGGTGCATATACTTGGCTTCGATCCCGTTGTCGTATCGGACGACCACGATCCCGCCAGTTATGCCGCCCTGGAAACCGGATCGGAGAACAGTGCCTGCGCCCATGCTGTAGATCGGCGTTCCGACGGGAGCCCCGATATCGGTCCCCGCATGGGTATGACCTCGACGAGGAGCGCCTGGTCCTTGCCATATCTCCCCGGTGATCGGACTTGGATATGCGCCCGTCGTCTGGATCGGCGCGGTCGACGACGTCCCCGGAGGAGGCGGAGTCGTCGTCGACGTCGTTTGCGGTCGCGGTTGCTGTGACGCATCCCGGTTTGCGCGCGGCAATGCCGCCTCCGGCTGGCCCGTCTTCGGATCAATCGGGATCTTTCCGGCAATCGCCCAACGCGCGGCTTGCTGCCATTGCTCCTCGTCCATCGGATAACGACCGCCGCCCTCGCGGACCGTTTGCGCTTTCAAAAGACGGATGAAGAAATTCGGATCGGCGAGCTCCTCCGGCGTCGGCCGTCTGTTGGGTCCGCCATATCCGCCGTCGCTCCAGAGGCGCATGGCCGCGTTGATCGTCATCCCGCGCGAGAAATAGGACATGAGGAGACGGATATTCGACGCGGCTCCATGGACCGGCGTCGGATAGGAGGCAATCGAGTGACCGGTCCCGGTGCGCGCCGGTTTGCCCTCCCAGGTCGAGACCCACGGTGCCCACGCTTGCGCGCCCGGATTGTTGTGGCGCACGTTCGCGCGGCGCGGATTGGTCTCGCCCGCGCCGGTCGTCTCCGGCCCCATCGGATCGACGTTGTCGCCCCCGCTGCGGCGCGGCTCGCGACCTCCGCCTCCGCTCCGTGGCATGCGTCCGCCGCCGCCTCTAGGCGGGAAGCCGCCGCCGCCGCCGCCGATTGGCGGACCTCGCCCTAGCTTCCCCGCGAGCGCCGCGATCCGGCCCGCGCCGGTCGCATCCGTTAGCGGGAGATTGGCGACGACCGCGTTGAGCGCGGCGACCTTTTGCGTCGTTTGCTGGACCATGTCCGCGAGGTCCTTCGTGACCTCGCGATCCTGTCGGAGGCTCGCGACCTCCTCGCGCGTCGTCGTCCCTCGCCCGGACGTCGCCGTCGACCTCGATCCGGACGGAAAATTTCCCTCCTCGTCGGGGAGCGTGATCCCGGTCGGAATGCCCAGGCCCGCGAGTTGAATGCGACCGCCGAGATCGCCGCGCTTGCTCGGCGAGGGAGGTCTCGGCCGCGGGATCGGAATGTTGCCCGTATCGTCCGGAGTGACCGTGATCTCCGGGAGAATGTTGTCGCCCTTGCCGCCGCCGCCCTTATCGCCGCCGCCCGTTCTCTCCCCGCCGCCCGCCGCCGTCGGTGTAAGGACCGCGACGCCCGCAATTGCGCCGACGACCCATGCGAGCGCGCCGATACTGCCGAGAGCCTTGTGGAAACTGGTAAGCCACGCAATCGGCCCGATGGTGAAGATCGTCGCGAGGACCGGCCGCCAGCCGCCGAGATTTTCGGTGACGAATTTGTCGACCGCCTGGAGCATTCTCCAGAGCTTTTTGACGCCCTCGACGAATGCATCAATCGCCGATCCGACGCCTTTCGCGAAAGCGCGAATATCCTCCGGCCTTATGGATTTGAGCCAGTCCGCGAATTGCTTGACCAGACCTCGACCTGGTCCGTTGAGATATTCCGTCGTCGTCTGGAGGAGTGACGTAAACGCGGGGATGACCGCTTGCCCGATTGTCGCTTTGGTATTGAACCATGTCCGCTCCAGATTGACCCATGCGAGCGAGTATTTTTTGAGGTCCTCGAGATTGCCCTCGTTTACCTCATGGAGCCCTTTGATGTTGAAGGCTTCGGCCCATGCGATTGACGATTGCCCGAATATGCCTTTGATCGACGTTTGCGCGCGCTGGTCCATCTGGCGCGTGCGCGTCGCGAGATACTCCATCGCGCGATTGATCCCGTCGGGACCGTTGACGATCTGGATTAGCTTGCGGCCCAACTCCTCGCCGCCCTTGCCTTGCGCGAGCTCCTTGAATTCCTTTGCGTTGCGTCCCTCCGTGCGGAGGTTCTCCATCGCCTTCGCAAGATTGACCACGCCCGCGCGTGACTCCTCTTGCGACATTCCAAGCGCCTTTCCGGCGTCGGTGAGATATCGCAATCGCTCCGCGGTGAGACCGATCTCCTTTGCGCTGTAGCGCAGCTGCAATCCGCCCTGTGCGAATTGCTCCATCGCGCGCGTTGCGCGCACGATCCCGCCGACGAGGCCCGCGCCCAGGAGCGTCGAGATTCCGCCGATCCCGAGAAACCGGAGGAATGTCCGGTTGAGATCGCCGATCTTGTCCTCGAGATGCTTGACCGCCGCGATTGTCTTCGGGAATCCGACCGACGAATCCCTGGCCCGGAGGCCGCGGCGCATGGCCTCGTATTTCGCCGAGACCTCGTCGGTGATCCTGATCTCGGAGAACGGGGTCCCGGTCGCCATGCCGTCATGCCTGGTTGAAGTAGGACGGGACCGACCGGTCGTTTCCGGATGCGGCCATTTGCGGAGTCTTCTCCAGGATCAACGGCCGGAATAGTCGATCCGAAATGCTCGCGTCCTTGGATGTGGCGACGTTGCTGATATCGATATCGACCTCGCCGCTCCCCTTATAGACATTGTCCGCGCGCGCGATGTTCGCGTTCAATCGCGTCCCCGCGTCCTGCCATGCGGGGAGCTCGGCCCCGGTCGTCCCGCCTTCGTCGAATGCGCCAGCGCGGCCAAGTTCGGCGGCGCGCCGAATCCTCGCATCGTGTACGTCCTCCCAGGATCGCAAGGTCGTCTGGATATTGCCGACGTCTCGCGGCGCATATTGGTTCGTCTTGTTTGGATCGTTCGCCGCGCCGACGGGCGAATAGCCTCCCGGTTTGCGGTGAAAGAAATTCTCGAGGTTGCCGTCCGACTCGCGATAGTGCCGCGCCTGGATGCGGACGGCGTCGTCGATCCCCGCCGCGAGCGTGTCATAGCTTCGGAATAGGCGGTTGCCCTTGCCGCCCGCCATGATCCCCCCGGGATTATTGTAGTCGCGGATCGCGCGGCTTTTTCCGAAACCGGTCTCGTTCCCGAATATGCTCGCGACCAGGGAGGGCGGAATGCCGTGACGTTGCGCGGATTCGACAATCGCGTCATACGATCCGGCGAGCTTGCTCCCCTTGAATCGTCGCTCGAATGAGGAGCGGTCGAGATCGTTTGCGATTGTCCCTTGCCCGTATCCGCTCGATCCGGCCGTGCCGTCCGGGCCGCCGATCTGGAGGAAGCCCGTCAATTGCCCTAGCTCGGCGTCGAGATCGGCGAGCTTGTCCTTTAGACCTCCGGTCGCGAGCCTCACTTGCGCCGCCTCGGCGAGCTTCTCGACCGTGCCCTTCTCCTCGCCCGCGGGCGCGAGCGCGCCGGTCTTTCGTTTCTTTCCTTGCTCGCCCCAGAGATCGATATTGCCCTGGAATAAGTCCTTGAGGATTTGCATGAAGAAGCCCGGCGACTCCATGTTGAACGTGTCGCTTGGCTGTGTGGTCTTTCCGCCGCGGCGCTTTTGCTCCTCCTCCATGCTCTCGCGGTTGCGCCGCATGAAGTCGCCCCACGACTCCCGGAATTTTTTCGGGTCGTGGAGGAAAGCGGTCAATGCGGTAATGACGCCGACGGCCGGCGCGATGAAGCGGAGAGCCGTGCCGAATCCGAAAAGCCATGTGACGAATTTCGTCGCCATGAGCGCCTCGAATATCCCGGGCCACGTAGCGCCCATATCTTGCACGACCTTGTCGGCCGCGGTGAATGCCGCGCCGAGATCGGTGACGAGCCTCTCGCTCCCTTCGGTGATCGCCTTCATCCGATCGGCAAAACCTTGCGACCGGACGTAATCCGCCATCGACGTCGCCCATCGTTTGATATCGGCGAGGAATTGCTTGCCCGCTGGCGACTCAAGATATTGCTGGACCGCGCGCGTCAATTCGGTAAAGGCCGGGAGGAGTGCGGTGCCGACCGTCGCTTTGATGTTGTTCCAGGACCGCTCCAGATTGACGTTGGCGATATTGTATTTGAGCATCTCGTCCTTGCTCATGCGGATAACGGGGACGAGTTGCGGGAGGATCTTGCGGAGTTCGGTCGCGCCGACGCTTCCGAATCCCATGATCTTCATGAAGGACGCTTGCGCGCGCGGGTTCATCCGCTCCATTCGGTCGAGCGCGAGTTGAAGCGCCTTCTCCGGACCGTCACGTCCGTAGGATTGCATGAGCTCACGGAACAGACGTGTCCCGCTATCGCCGACGCCCTTCTCGAGCTCCTTGAACATGCGAGAGCCGCGGCCCTCGGTCCATGCCTCCTCCAGTGTGCGGAGCCCGCTCTGAATTCCCGACGCGGCCTCGCCTTCGCTCTGGCCGACGACCTTTAGCGCGTCGGTGTAGTCGCGGAGAAATCCCTCGGAGACGCGAAGCTCGCGCGCCGTGAAATGCATCCGCATTCCGCTTTGCGCGAATTCGTCCAGGGACCGCTTGGCCGCGACCAGACCGGCGACGACACCGCCCGCGCCGAGAATGCCGCCGATCCCGGTGATCGACGCGAGCGATCTGATCTCTCGACCGGCGAAGGACGCCGCGCGGCCGAGTTTGTCGAGCGCGGACGTCGAGCGAGACGTGTCGACCTGGTTCAAGCGGAGGAGCTTCGCGACCGCTTGCTCCGCCGCCTTGCTGATCTCGTCCCTTAGCTGGACTTTGATCTCTATGGTCTGATCTTGCGCCATGGATCAATCGCGCATCCGTTGTTGCGCCTCTTGCTCCGCCGCGATCTCCTCCTCCATCCGGTTCGTCCAGCCGATATGGCGCTGGACCTCGCTTAACGGCTTCTGGAGAAAGACGTCCGGATCGAGATGGTAGTGACGGGCGAGCCTGTAACAGGAGAGGATGATCTGGTCGGGTCCTGTCCCGCCGACCATCATGCGAAAAAACGGAAGACCTTCGTCGCGATGGCGGTCCAGTCCGACGCCCGGAGAGATCGCACGCTCGACGGCGGGATCGACGCGAGTTGCGCGATCATCGCCGCCATTTTCTTCTCGTCGAATGCGACCTTATAGCGACCGGTGTCGGGGACGACCTCGATGGAGATCGGGTTGCCCGCCTTCTCGATATCGCCTCCTGTCGGCTCGCGCCATCGGAGGATCGAGATCATGTCGCCGTGCGCCTGGATCGGCTTCGACAACGGATAGGCCAGCGGATCGTCGAGAGCCTCCTGGCGCTCGCGCTCCTCCGGCGTCAACTCCCGCTCGCCCTCCTCGACGCCATAGTCTGCCGTGTCCTCCGGAGACTGTGGCGCTTGCGCCGCCGCGGGCCTTTGTTGCTGCGGCGGCGCTTCGGGAATGTCGGGCTTCAATGCGTCGGTGCGATGGATGACGGGCTCGCCCTCGACGGGCGGCCGATTCATTTCGTTCATTCGTGTCCTCCGTTAGTGTTGCTTACGCGCCGATCCCGGCTCCTACTCCGCCGATCTCCTCGCACGATGTTCCCTCGAAGCGGACGCGGATTTGACCCTCGCGGGTGTTGTTCTCAAAGGCCGATTTGCATGCGGCTTCCTTGAGGACATAGACCTTGCCGTTGATTAGCTCGGCCGTGACGGTGACGTCGACCATCGCGTCGAGGACCTCGAGCGATAATTCTTGCGTCGTCGTCACGTCGCCCTCGATCCAGGGGACGCGGGGTAGCTCCTGGTAGCCATGGATATAATCCTGGCCCGCGAGCATTGTCCGCTCGATTGGTGACGAGGAGACCGTGAAGTTGCCTCGCAACGGGAGTTGATTCCCGTTGACCTTGAAGAATGCCGTACCGGCGACAGCTTGCGCCATAGTGGGACCTCCATCGGTGGGACTGCCGCGTCATCACGACGGGGCGAGCGCCCCTGTCCCGCGTCGGGGCGTTTGCATAACCAGCGCGCGGGCGCTGGAGTCGAAACGACTCTAGCGGATGACCTCGAGATCCTGGCCGCGGTTGTATTGCAGTCTGAATTGAACGAGGACCGCATACACGCGCAGCTGATTCACGAGATCGGGCGGCCAGAGGACGTTGAGCCGATTCGGATTGTTGGGATCGCGCTCGACGATCAAATGATCCTTGAACGACGCGACGTCCTCGACGAGCCCGTTGAATTCGTCGATCCGATATTGCGAGACGAGCTCCGCCTTGACGATCTTCGGCGTGACGATCTTTTGTCCGACTCCGAATCTCGTTCCGTCATTAGCCAATTTATGACGCGGAAACTTGCTCGTGATGACCTGGCGCTGGTTGCGGATGATGCGCGCAAGCGTCGACATGGTCGTCACAAGTTCGTAGGCATCATCGCTCTGGCCGTAGAGGTTGAGTTGATATGTGGTCGTGTCCCGCATGACCATCGGTTGTCCGTCGGAGCCGATCTTTTGCGTGGCGATCCCGACGCCGGAGAGATTATTGAGCTCCGGCAAGATGAAAGAATCCTCGCGCTGGCATGGGAGGATCTTGTTGAGCTTCAACGTCTGGAGCGGGCGCGCCGGATCGTTGGTCAACGCGCGCGCGGCCTTCGCGCAATAGGCCGCGCACCATTCATAGGTCGGCGAGGCCGCGGTCTCCTCGACGCCCATGACGGTAAGCGGTCCGAAGTTCGGCGTCGCCCCGGTGATCGGATCGCCCCACAGCATGAGGTCGGTATATTCGCCGCGCTTGGCACAGAAGATCACGCCGTAAAGTTGGCGCATCCAGCCCCAGCGACCGATATCCTCAAAGCCGAATTCCTGTTCCCAATCGAACAAGGTATTCGAGTCCGTGTAGGGGAGCGCGACATACTCGTAAGCATGCTCGCCGAGATTCGAGATCGCGACCGTGCAATCGGGAACGCCGCCGCCGCCGGAGAGACGACCGGTCGCGGGGAGATCGATCTGGCATCCGGGCGGCAATTCCTGTCCGCCGATCTTGCCATAGAAATTTAACTGGACCGTTATGTCGTCGCCGTTGTCGCCGCGGGTTTTCGCGGTGAGCGTGACCGTCGCCGCGGGAGCCGCCGCCGCGACCGCCACGACCGGCAATTTCGGATCGGCGTTGATCGCCGCGGCGAGTTGCGTCGCGATATCGTTAAGCGTGTCGGTCGTTCCGATGGCGATCCCGACATGATGACCGGCGACATAGAGATGGATCATCCCCGCCTCGGTCGCGGGCGCGGTGATCGTGATCGTTCCCGTCGACGCCTCCGACCCCGCCAACGGCGCGAGCGGCAAGCACCATGTCTCGTGCGCGAAATTGTTCGCAACGCATGCGGCGAACATCGAGGCGAGCTCTGATCCCATCCCATACTCGCGATCCGCTTGCGCTTGCGTGCCGATGGGTTTGGGAATGTTCGGCACGGCGATTCCGGGGACGACGCCCGCGGGAAGCGCGGGATCGGGTGTCGGATAGATCGTCGTGTCGGTCGGGTCCGCGATCATCGCGCCGACCAGGAGGATCGGGTCGCGCACAATCGGGAGGCCCGCCATTGACGGGTCGACCTCGGCCCAAAAAAGCGGCATGCGCCATTGAGCCGGAATGGAGTCAAAGCTGATAGGCATGGATCATCTCCATCATGGGGAATGGCGCGTCGTCACGACGGGCCGGATGAATTCCGACTCGAGTCGAGTCGGAGATTTTACGTCGAGGAGGAGCTCGGCGCGTGATGCGTCTCGGCGGTCCGCCGCCGCGGGGATCGTCCTTGGTTATGCGGTTGTTCGCCGTTCTCGTCCTTTCGGACTTTGACCTTGTGATGCTTGAACATCGCCGCCGCGGCCTCGCCGCCTGGTCCGCCCTCGTCGATTAGGACGGTGCCGTCGAGGATGCGGCGCTTCGTGAATTGATCGAGCGGCCATTCGACCGATTGCCCGATATCCGGCATGAAGCCGACATGCGTCGTCGCATGTTTGATCGCGACACGGATGCGCTCGTTCGCCGCGCGGACGCGGATATGCGACGGGCGCGTCAAGCCCGGGACCGGAAGGCGCTTGCGTCCGGAGACGGGGAACGGTTTACGCTCGACCAGATCGACCATGATTGCTCTCCTCGCTAGGTTGGCAACGTCCATTCGGTGACGATAGGCGGACGTTGCGGATCGTCGGGATCATCTCCAGGCAATAACGCCTTGGAATGCATGAGCTCAAAAATGTCGTTCACGACTGGCTCGAATATCCACTCGTGATGGACGACGAGCTCCATTTGCATCTCGCCGATGGGGGTCTCGTTCTGTTTGCCCGCCATGCCATAAACCTTGCGCGCCGCGCCGCCCGATATGCCGTTAATCATCGGCAGATCGGTCCCCGGCCACTTGGCCCAAAACGGATCATGGAGCGTCGCGAGGATCGACCAGTAACCGATATCGAGCGCGTATTCGGTTTGCTCCGGATCGTTATTGACCACGATGTAAGAGAAACCGAGAGTCGTCTTCCATCGCATATGCGGATGGCCCAGATTGCCTTGCGGCCCGTTGAGCGCGTCGAAAGTATCGTCGGGCATGAGATAGACGCCGAGACGCGGGAGATGCGCCTCTTGTATCGGGAGCGCGACGGTCCGACAGAATTTTGCGACGTCGGTCGAGAACGGCGGGACGAGCTTCAACCGCTCCAGGAATACGCCCTGGATCATCCAGGATCGGGAGTTGGCATAATGTCCATCTGGATTGATCGGGATGACCGGAGCATTCATGGCGTCGCCGGTTTGTTGGTGACGATCTTGCGGAGCGTGATCGTAATCATCCCGCCGGCGTTGCCCGGGGTGAGATCGAGGACCATGAACGATCCGCCGCGGACGCCCTGGTGGAATGGGATATCGATCTGATCGCCTTGCATGGGGAGCGTCGGATATTCCGACTCCATGATATCGAGATAAGTCTCGCCCTCGGAGATGACCGCGCCGTTCTCGGCGAGGATATCGACCGCCTTCTGGTCGTAGTATCCGCGCGAGTCGTATGCCGCGCCCGCGGGTTGCGACACGAGCGGCGTCACTGTGACCGGCCGCGCCCATACCGCCCACACTTTGAAATAGAGATCGTCCTGGAGATTGTAGAGCATGGCGCGACCTATCCGATCCGGATGCTTTCCTGGACCTTTGCCGAATAGATTCCTTCCTTCATGTCCACGATGAACCGCTCCGATTCTTCCTTCTCGATCTGGCGGAGATGAAAGACCGGCCGATGCGTGACGCTATTGATCGCGATATACATGACCTCGCCGTCGGTCGGTCGGATTAGGACGCGCTTGCCCTTCGGCCGGAATAGCTTGCCGCCGTATTTGCGGAGTTTGATCCGGAGCGGTGGCTTCGGAATCCACAGAAACGGTTTGCCGACGGAGATCCCGCCGTATTCCTTGACCTTCAAAAACGCGGGACGGAGTCTGGTCTCGACGACGTATCCGCCCTGGATCGATTTGAAGCTCGTCGTAAATCCTTTCGCGTATCGCCCGAAGTGACCGGCCGCGGCAATGTCCTTGCGGCTCCGCTCGCGTATGCGTTGCGAGAGCATGACGACCGCGCTCCGCACGATGGGACCGTGTTCGCGGAGGTTCGTATTGATCTCGACCATGAATGGCATTAGGCCGCGCTCCGATATTTCTCCGGGCACCAATGCGGCCGACGACCGCAAGCGAGCCATTGCTCCAGCGACAGGATCGAATGATAGGGAGGCGGGACATAGAAGACCCGACGCGGCTCGTACCAGATTTTATCCTCGCGCTCGATTGCTTCCCATCCGCACAGCCATCCGACGAGCTCCGCCAGCATGCGCTCCATCGATACGCGCACGAGAACAATCGGCATTCTCATTTTGTCGTCGGGCCGGATCGTGAGATCGCAATTTAATCCCATGGTGATCCGGCGCGCGCGGACCTCGATGACCTTTAGATCGACGTCGCCCTGTTTTTTAACCTCTCGATACTCGTCCTCGAGTCCGAAGTATTTGGCGCAAAGCCATTCGCCAAGCGATCCGACGTGATGATTTGCGCGCGTCTCCTCCAAAGTGAGATCGATTCCGTAATTGCGCGCGCCCTTCGCTTGCGCTTCATCCTCTAGCGCATTGCCGTCTCGAATGCCGATCTCGAGGTCCGCCTGGGTGAAGCGGATGATCGTCGGCATTCCGCCGAAATCGTCCATGTCGGCTCCCTCAAATGAAATAGCGCGTGTATTTCGACAGGAGATTTTTGATCGCCGTCGTCTGGACCGACGGGCCGGTCGTGGTCGTCGTCCCGCCCGCGGCCATGTCCTTCGGCGAGAAGTAGATGACCCGGGAGTCCTTGTGCGCGAGCATGCGGACGCCGCTCCCGCTCGTGCTGGCCGCCGCCGCCTCCGTCCGGAAGGATCGCACCATCAATCCGGCGACCTGTTGCAACGGGCCGGGAGCCTCGTCGGGGAGATCAAATCCCCCGGTGTAATGCACGAGGATATCGCTCGACGTCCCGGCCTTTATGGTGAGCTTCCCGGACCATTTCTCGATCCGGTATTCCGACGGATCGAGCAATGTCCCCGGCGGGCTCTCGACCGTGATCGGCTTGTCGGTGTCGACCGGATAATGCGAGAGCCAAATCTTGCTCGCGCCGTCCGGACAACATTCAATCGCGACGCATTGCCAGAGCTCCTCGACCTCCTCCTTTCCGAAAACGCGATTGCACTCCATCGCAATCGCCTCGGAGTTTTGCGAGATCAACATTTGCAGCTGCGCGTCGTTCGAAACATCGGACGCCGGAATGTCGAGCATGGTCTTTAAGTCCGCGAGCGAAATGAGATCATGCGTCGCGGCGGGAGTGATAACGTCGATATCGACCTCCGGCATCGGATCGCTCCATCAATATCGCGGGACGACGCGCTCCGGCGTATCGGCGATCTCGGCCTCGATCTCGCCCTCGCCTTGGCAATGACCGCACGGCGGGACCGACACGACCTCGACGCCGTCGACAAGCTCATGCACGAGGAGGCGCTTCTCGCCTTTGCAGCAAGGACAATCGACGCGCATCGATCAATCTCCGGATATGAGGTCCCGGAGTTTCGCATTTTTGCGGCGCTCGTCCAGGAGGAGGAGGCCCAATCGCCGACGGTCGCGCGCCGGATCGCCGGTCAATACGACCCGCGCGGGGACGCGCGTCGCGCGCGAGAGATCGGCCGCCTTGTGCCGAAGATCGGCGACGCGCGCCGACTGGAGGAGGACCTGGCGCAAGCTCATGCCCGCGTCTCCGATTGGAATTGTTCGAACAAGCCGCGAAGCTCGAGCGCCGGTCCGCGCTTGCCGTCGGAGAGGATCGGCGTCGCGCGATACGTCTCGCGGTCGAGCTTCCATCCGGTGATCGATGGAGCTCCTTCGCCTCTCTCTCCGCGCTCGCCCTTCGGCCCCGCGTCTCCCTGCGGGCCGCGGCCTCCGACGCGCCCCTGGCGGACGAGCAATTGCCAGCCCTCGCCCGGGAGGACGCCGGGATTATCGCGGAGCGCGATGAAGCTCGCGCCATCGCTGGCGACGATATCGAGCGCCGCATAGACCGCATCCGGATTGAACGTCCCGCGCGCGCGCGGCGTTGCGCCGTCGACCCCGCGCGATGCGAGCGAGATCCAGTCCGCATGGGGCGGCGCTTGACCGGTGTCCTTGCGCGCCTGGAACGTCGAGCCCTTATGCGTGACGGCGTCGCCGCGGTAATAGACCCGATCCGGCTCGAATGCCGCTACGGCCGGGAGGACCCCGACGGGACCGGCCGGTCCTTGTGGACCAATGGGACCGGCCTCGCCGCGCTCGCCGACGAGGCCGCGCGGACCCGCTGGACCGACGTCACCCGCGGCTCCCGCGGGACCTTCGGCTCCGCGCGCACCGTCGGCTCCGCGCGGACCGGCCGCGCCCGCTTCTCCAGGGCGGCCCGGAGGCCCGTCGGGACCCTGGTCCCCCTTGTCCCCCTTGGGACCGATGGGACCGGCTTCCCCGGCCTTCCCTTCGGCTCCGATCTCGCCCGGAGGACCCATTGCTCCGGCCGGTCCGGGAGGACCAGGAGGCCCAATCTCGCCGCGCTCGCCCGTCGCGCCTCGCTCCCCGGGAGGCCCGTCGGAGCCTCGATCTCCCGGAGCGCCCGCTGGACCGATCTCGCCCGGAGGACCCTCACGACCGACAGGCCCGACGGGACCAGGATCGCCGGTCTCGCCGCGCGCGCCAATCGCTCCCGGCTCGCCCTGTTGTCCTGGAGGGCCTTCGCCTCCCGGAGCGCCCGTCGGACCCGCTGGCCCCTCGTTTCCCGTTTCACCGCGATCTCCCTTCTCGCCGACCGGACCGGCCAGACCGACCGGACCTTGCGGACCTTGCGGACCTTCGGCTCCCGGAGCGCCGTCCTTCACTTGCGCGAGCCGCGCCGCGATATCGACGCCGAGCTCCTTCATCCGCGCGAGGCATGCGGCCTCGATTGCCGCGAGGCGCTCGACCTGTTGCGCGCGAAGCTCCGCCAGCACGGCGCGCGATTGCGCTTCGATAAGCGCATGCTCCCGCCGATGGTGCGAAAGAATTTCGCCTAGCTCGCGAGCGAAGAAATCAACCGCAATATCGGCGGTCGCATTCGTCGGCGTAGGCGCGGACGCTTCGAGCAAATTTCCGTCGGACATTGTCTGGCGAGTCCTTCGGTTCTGTGTCCGCCGGATTGGCGGACGGCGCTGGAGAGTTGGGACCTGGCGCGGGCGGAAGCCCGCTCGTTCCCGGAAGTTTTTGCGGGATCGTAGCGGCAGCACTCAGGGGAACGACTTGCATTTGGACTCTCGGCTCCTCGCCGAATTTCACATCGTCATATCCCTCAAGATTGCGCGCCTCGTTTGGCGACAGCACGCCGCCCTGGACCGCGCGCGTCAATCCTTCGATCCGATCCTTGAATGCGGAGCGCAACAATGCGGACGCATCGAGCTCGAGGTATTCGTCGGGGACGCCCTTCAATCCGAATAGCAGACCGAATGCCTCCTCGATGTGGTTCAACGCAAATCCTAAACCGCTGGCGATCCACAATTGCATGAGCGCCTCGGTCGATTGATGGGTCGACGGCGCGAGGCCCAGGATCGCGAGAGGAATGCGGAACGCGAGCGCGATTTGCTCGTTCGATATCTTCATGACCTCGGCGACTTGTGAGTCCTTGCCGACAATCGCCCACGGCTGGACCTTCAATCCCGCGGTCAAGATCGGGACGCCGCCCGGGCCGCATCCATCGAGGCCCTTCGCTTGCTCCTGCCACATCTGGCGAAGCTCGTTCACCTTCTCGCGCGGGAGAACGAGATCGGTCGACAGCACGGCGGAGGGCCGCGCCTGGTTCATGTAAAATTGGATTTGCTGTTGTTTGATCGCGTCCGTTTGCGCCATCTCCGCGAGCGCCGCCAGAAGCGGAGACTCGCCGCGGATCGGAAACGGCTTGCGGCGATCATTGTGCAAATGGATATGAAGCACGTCGCGCGCCGGGACGATCAATCTCCCGCCGCCGAAACTCTCCAGCCGCCGCATGATGATCTCATTCCCGCCGAGATGATAGAACACGTCGCCGGTCTCGGCGACTTGCGGGAACGACTGGCGCGAATCGAAAAGGTGCAACGAGTCGACCTCGAAACGCGAATTCCGCAACGCGAGCGCGTAGGCGTTGCCCTCGAGATAGAGCATGCGCGTCGCGTTGAGCATGAAATCCGAGATCGACGAATAATCGTTAGGGTGACGCAAGATCCGCATCAAAGCGGAATTGTCGACGCGATCCCGTCCGCCCTTGTCATTCGAGCGCCAATGATTGCCCGGACACATGGCGACGGTCTGGCTGTAGGCGGAGACGCATGCCTCGACCATGGCGGAGCGCGACGAGCTCCCCATCGGATCGATCCCGCATTGGAAAAAATTCGTCGGCGTGCCGTCCGGGAGATATCCTCCGGTGATCGGGAGGAGGTACGGCCCAGGACGAAACTCTCCCTCCGCCGCTTTCGCGACGAAGGGAGCGAGGACTCGCGCGATGCGAGCGAGCGCGTTCATTTATTCGGAACGCGAATGCGGTCCCGACGCGGGCCGCGCTGTCGTTTGTCGGGTCGAATATCCGCCCGCTGGCCGCGCGGTTTGATGGCGCGTCTCGTGCGCCTCGCGAGAGCTTGGATCGTGCGGGTCCGGACCGGAGCCGTCGTCCTCCTTCTCGACGACGTGCGCGCCGGAGACGGCGAGATCGCACTCCTCTTGCGTCGGAGTGGGCTTGCCCTTCATGCGCTCGGCATATTCCGCGTCGGACTTGGCGCGGATCTTTTTGTCCTCCTCGACGCGCTTGCGCGCGGCTTCGGTGGCGGGATCGTCTGCCATGATCGTCTTCTCCTCGAATGATGACGGGCCGCGGGATGCGGCCCGCCCATCTTATCAACGTGCGACGCCGCGCGCCGTTACCATGTGACGTTTTGGACCCAAGTGACCATGCCGGTCCGACGCATCGCCCAATTGAGCGGCATGACCATCCGGAGCGCGAGCGAGTCCGTCTGGAACAGAGAGCGTTGCGGCGAGGCGACGGTCCCGGGCGAGCCGGTCCCGACAAGCTCGGCCGGGGACGTGTCCTCCATGTGGATCGTGGCAGAATCGCTTATGTCGAAGCGAGGAGCTCCGCCACCGATGGAGACGAAGTCCGCGGCGTCGACGAGGATCAACGTCTTCACTGGCACCGTCGAGGAGTCGATGAACGGGATATTCCCGAGAGTCCCGCGCGAGATCTCCTCCTTGAACGGATAGACGCCGGTCGCCGACGCGCCAGTGAGCGACGCGGAGAGGACTTGCGCGGGGTTGATTAGCCAGACGAGGTTGCGGACGTTGCCATAGCTCGACGTGACGATCCCGCCGACGAGTTGGAGGATATCGCCGACGAGCGCGCCGAGACCGCCGCCGGTCGTCGCGGTGAGCGCGGAGACGCCGTTGAGGAGACCCGCGGGACGGATCACGGTCGCCGCGTTGGCGTCGATCAAGAGCGAATCGACGACGACGCTCGTATCGTCCTGGATCGCCTCGCGGATGACGCCCTCGATGGCTGGCGTACTCGCGTCTTCCATTTCTTTCGTCCAGACCGAGATAACCCCCACCTTCTTTCTCGTGAATTGAATCGACGTGAAAGCGCCCTGGCGGACGGGGATCGGCATTCCTTCACCAACGAAGCTCCCGGCGAGCGACGGGGTGCGCTGGCGTCCCGGGATGACGATGCGTCCCGCGTTGCCGAAGTCGAGCGAGAGACCGCGAGGAGCGAGCCGCGTCAACAATGCCTTGGGCATGAGAAGCGGGAGGAGCGCCTCGTATCTCGGCTGGACGAGCTCGGCCGCCCATCCGGTGACGGTCGTCATCGCCGGAGCGACCGCGGACCGACAGACAATGTCGCAAATCTCGCGGGTCTCGAGGTCATCGCCATAGATGCGCCCGCGGGCGGCCTCCATGGGGATATTCCATTCCTTCGCGCGGATCGTCACAACGCCCGCGCGCGCGAGGAGATCGACGAGCGTGAAGTCCTTCGGCCTCCCGCGCGAATGCACGACCGGGGATTTGATCTCCGCGCGATCCTGGCCGTTGCCGTTGGGTCGACGCTGGTCATGGACCACGGTGAGCTCACGGCTCCGACCGCCGTCGCCGTTGCCCTCCGTCGTCTTCGCGAGACGCTTCTCGGATTCGATCAATCCGGCGTGCGCCTTCTCCAGACGGGCAAGGTCCGCGTTGAGATCGTTCATCTCGGTAAGCTCGGCGTCCTTGACGTCCGAGTCGTCCATCTTCGCCAAGAGCGCGTCGAGCGCGTCACGCTTGGCCGTGATCGACGCCTCGACATTGATAATACGTTGGGCGAGCGTCATCGCTCCCCTCCTATCGTTACGATGCTGCGGGTCGCCATGCTTGGCGCGGAGGTCCCGCCGCCTGGTCGTCGCGTCTTCCGTGCCATGCTTGGCGAAGACGAGCCGCAAGGTGTCGGGAGATACGCCGAAACTTTTCGCGACCGCGAGCGCGTTGGGGTTTGCGGGCACGGCCACGAGTGAAGTCTCGACAAGCTCGGATTTTGTATAGCGGACCCCGGCCCAGGGGTCCTTTGCGTCCAGGGGTTCATGCTCCATTGGCTTAAAGCCGACGGAGACGGCGCGGAGAATTCCGGCCTCGACGAGACGTCGGATCTCGTCGATCCGATCCGACGTCCCTTCCTTCGCGAGCTCCAGATCGCCGCGGAGACCGTTCTTCTCGATCCGCAAATTCTTCCACGTTCCGACGATGAATCGCGCATCGTGGGAAAAAAGTGCGACCGGGTTTTTTTTGAAGTTGTCTAATTCCCAGCCCTCGACCGCGATGATATCGCCATAGCGATCCGGCGTTGCATCGGAGAGGACAAACGAAAGCGGATCGCCGCCGGCGTTCTCGGCGTGCGTCTTCGTGATGACCGGCGACGTCATGCGGCTCTCCCATTCGGTCTGGCAAATGTCTTCGGCTTCGCTCTCGTCCATGTCCTCGTTCTCGTCGAGGACCTCCTGGACGCAACGGTCGATATAATCGCCATGGCTCTCGCCCGGATCGACGGGCGGCGCTTGGCGGAGCGCCTTGTCCTTGTTTTTCCAGATATCGAGACAGATCGCGACGCATTGGTCATTCGAGCGCGACGGATCGGATTTCTTCATCTCCGGGACGCATCGCGCCATGAAAGCGGACTGGCTCTCGTCCTTGTGCGGTGTCATCGGCATGGCGCGGCCTCCTAGATGATCCCAAGGGAGAAGACTCTTTCGGCCTCTTGCGGGATAGGATTGTTGCGCGACCCCGACCGGATTTTGAGATAGAGCGCGGCGTTAGTGAGATCGGAGGGAAGGACGATTGCGGTCCCGGCGACGACCGCCGAGAGCGCCTCGTGTCCTTCGTAAAACAGATCGCCCCAGGTCTGATTATCGACCGAGACGAGGAAACTGACATTCGCCGCGGTCCATTCCGCGGGCGCGACGACCATCGCGACCGATCCGGTCGTGAGATCAATCGAGTCCGAAAGGAATTCGCCCGCGCGGATTGTCGCCGTTGTCACGGCGACCGGCTTCTCTTGTTTGATCGGGGTTTCGTCGACCATATCCACATCCCTCCCTTGTGCGCTCGGCCCGACTCAGACCAGATCGCCGCCCTTATCGAGACTCGTCCTCTCGCTGGTCCCCGCCCGCCGCACGGATGGAGGACCGGCCCGCGCCGCGGCCCCTTTGCCGCGGCGCTTTTCATAGGTGGGAGGCGGACGCCCAGGAGGACCGCAAGGACGCCCGCCCCCCGTTTCCCGTCGACGGGAGGTCGTCTATGGCGCTTTCCACGCTGGCGTCATCCAGGCGAAGCCCCGGGAATCGCGGAGCGCCCAGGAGAGCGGCCAGCGCATTTTGATCGCGATGGAATCGGTCTGGAAAATGGATCGCTCCGGCCCCGCCGTCCCGGCCGCTCCGGGCGCGGTGTCGTCCATCACGACCGTCCCCGCCGTCGAGGTCTCGATCATCGGCTCCGGAGCCGCCGCCATTGCGAGCGCCTCCGGCGCAACGGCGAGGAGATCGTTAATGACCGCGCTCGATCCCAGGAAGGTGATATTTGCGGCGTCGCCGTATTCCATCGCGAGCATGGCCGCGCGCCCGGGCGATCCGATGATGATGTAAGGCCCATTGCCCGCGACCGGCGCGAGCGCGTTGATTAGGGTCGCGATATCCTCCCGCGCCGCGTCCTCGGCGAAGGTGTTTGCGCTCGGCGTCGACGCCGCGACGCCATTGCGGAGGCCCGCTGGCCGATTGGCCGCCGCGGGATTGCCGTCGAATAGGATCTCGTCCGCGATCCGGCCCGCGGCCTTCATGAGCGCGTCGGAGACGAGCGCCTCGGCGTTGCTGCTATCGATCATCTCGCGCGTGAGGACGACGATCACGGCGAGCTTGTGCGGATCGATGGTCTTCGGGGAGAGCGTCAACATGCGGACCGGGATCGGCTGGCCCTCGGCGACCCATCCGGTATTGCCGAAGTCCGCGACCAGACCGGGGACGGTGATATGACCGAAGCCATCGAACGAGAGGCGGAGCGCGCGGGAGAGAATTTCGCGCGCGGCCGATGCGGGACCCATCGCGGTCAAGCCGTCGGCGACCATCGTCGGCGCGAGCTCCGCGGCCCATCCCGCGACGCTGGTCATCGCGGGCGCGACCGCCGCGCGCGTGATCCATTCCGCGGCGATGCGATCATTCGGGAAGCGCGCGCGTACGACCTCGAGCGCGGAGATCCTCGACGTTTGCGCGATGATCCTCGCGGTCGCGACGCGGACGAATTGATTTGCGGGCGGCAGCTGCAACGGCGACGCGGCCTCGCGCTTGAACGGAATGACGCTTTCCTGTTGCTGCATTGTCATCGCCTTTCGTATGCGAGCCACGTCCCCTCGACGTGACGGATATCCGCGCCGAGATCACGGTCGAGCTCGAGGACGCGAGTGACCTCGACTCCGTTGTTATGATAATCGTGCCAGATAATGATCCCTCCGGCCCGGACGACCGCGCGCGCGAGGTTGCTATCGTGGCGGACCGCTTCGCTCGAATGATCCCCGTCGATAAACATCGCGTCGATCTCCGGGAAATCATCCGGGATTAGATCGAGACTCCCGCATGGGAGAAGCCATCTATCGAAGCGCGAATCCGGGAGCGCGAGATGGCCGGGATTAGGACCGCGCTCCGACCATTGGCTCGCGATCTTCGTTCGATATCCGGGATCGGTGTCGACCCCGATGTATCGCTCCAGATCGGGAATCTCGCGGAGGATTGCCTTCGCCGTCCGTCCCGCGGCGAGCCCGATCTCGACCATGATCTTCGGCTCGACGGAGCGAACCAGGGCGATGATGATTTCCAACTCCCCGGCGTTGAGATACTCGCGCGGCAAGCCCGTCCAATTGACCGGCCGGACGGCGATCTCGTTCCGCGGCGTGATCGGGAGAGTCAGCATTGCGCGAGCGCGCTCCCCCAATCGCCGGGAGACGCCTGGATCGCGAGCTTCATGGTCGGATACCAGGGATGACTCCATCTCCAGGAATGCCAATGCGAGAGGAGCGCGGTGACGCGCGGATGACCGATGGCTCCGGCGAGATGGAGCGCCGCGGTATCGATGGCGATGATCTCGTCCATCTGGATCATGAGGCCCGCGCATTCGCCGAAGTCCGCGAATTCGTGCGCGACGACGCCGTGCGCCGTCGCCTCGTCGTCGCCTTGCGCCTGGACGCTGTGAAGCTCGACGTCGGGACCGCCTATCGCGTCGACGAGGAGCTCGATCGGTATCTCGCGCGGATAGTCGTCATCGTGCGCGACGCCGACCGACCACGCGATCCCGATGCGGCGACGACCGTCGTCCTCGCACATCGGTCCCGGCAACGGCATGAGATATGGAGGATCGGCAATCGACTCCGGCATGAAGCGGAGGAGATGGAGGAACGAGCAAAAATAATCCGCCTCCAGGACGCGGAGCGTGTTCGCCGTGACCGGTGCGATCTGACTGGCGAGACGAGTGAGCTCACTCCGACACATGATGATCGGCTCCGCGCCCATCGTGCGGAGGACCGGGACATATCGGAGCATCTGGATCGTATCGCCGAATCCGTGATCGTCGAGGAGGAGGATGCGCTTGCCGCCGAGATCCTCCCCGCGCCATGGCCGGAGGCCCGCCTCGATTGCCGCGCGATGCATCGGCCGCATGAAGCGCGGAGCCTCGCGCTCGATCTGGACGAGGTCCTCGAGACCTTCGAACCATCGGCCAAGATGGAGGAACGCAAACGCGCGATTGAATTGCGCGACATGCGTCGGCGCGATGGAGAGCGCGGCATTGCTCCGCGCCAGCGCCGCCTCGAATTGGCTCTCGCGCATGAACGCGCGCGCATGCTCGACGTTGCGAATGTATTCGGTGACGCAACGCGGCTCCGCCTCCGGGACCTGGCGTCGGCCGTAAGGCTCGCCGCCGCGCGTGATGATGATCTCCTCCGGGACGCGCGCGCGCTCGCCGGTCTGTCCCTTGACGTCGAGGACCTCGCCCGCTTGCGTCAAGCCGCGCCAGCCCGTCTCCGTCTCCTCGCATGCGAGGAGAGGCTCGAGCTCCTGGAGCGGCTCGCCGAAACCGGCCTTTTGCAGAATGAGCGGCATGTCCGATTATCCGATCAATGATCCGACGTCGACCTCGCCCGCGCGGTCCCGCGCTTTGAGACCCAACATCATTGCGAGCGCGACCGCGCCGTCGATCCGGAATCGTGCCTTGTCCTTGTCGAGCTTTCGATTCCCCGATGGGTCCATGGTCGCGACGGCGTTCGCCATGTTCCATGTGAGGACCGGATTTGCGTCGTGAACGAGCGTCCGCTCGGTGACCGCAAGCTCGAATGCGTCAATCGCCGGAGCCATGTCCTTGTATCCCTGGCCCCATGGCACGATCCGGATTCCCGCGCCCGACAGATATCCGCGCGTGCGAAGGATCGTCTCCGTGTCCTCGTCCTTGTATGCCTGGAGACCGATGGCGTCGAAATATCGGAGGAGATCATTCATCCGCCAGCGATCATAAGCGAGGCCGCGGATCGTATAGGTGTTGTGAAGCTCGGCGATCTTTCGCGCGATGGTCTCCGGATTGATGCTCCGTCCTGGCGACGTGAGAAGATGACCCTCCGCGGCCCAATGCACATAACGGAGATTGCCCGTCCCGAAGTCCCGGTTTGAATGCTCCTCCAGCAAGTCGGCCGGTTTGAACAGGAACGGTTTGACGCGCGTCGCATCGGCAGCTGATCCCATGACGAGCGCGGAGAGATCGATCACGCTCGACAGATCGAGTCCGAGATAGACCTCCTCGCCGGGAGAGAATTCGACCGCGTCGCCCGCGCATTCCATCCAGTCCGCGCGCGCGATCAATGTCGCCGTCGGATTCACGCGCTGGTTCAAAAACAAATTCCGGACCTTCGGCTCCTCGGCGGGCATGCGGATTGCTTTGCGGATCGCGGTCTCGAGGTCCTCGCGGTCGCGGAAAACATCGAGCGCCGGATTTGCGCGCTTCCATTCGGCCTCGTCGTCGAGAGGGCAATCCTCCTTCGCCGCGAATAGGTGGCACATGATCGAAGGGTCCGATCCGGAGAGCGCGTCGTCGATCAAGATCGACAGGATATGCTCCGGGTCGTTCGATTGCGTCGAGATCACGATAAAGAGCGGCTCGCTCCGCGCGCCGAAAGACGTATCGAGGACGTCATAGAGATCGCGCGTCTTCGCCTGTGCGAGTTCGTCATAGATCACGACGCTCGGCATGTATCCATGTTTAGTGCCCGCCTCCGCGGAGATCGCGCGATAAACCGATCCGGTCGGCCGCGCGATCATCGTCTTCGTCGACGGAATGATTTGCACGAGCGCGAGGAGCTCGGCGTCGAGTTCGACGATCTGTTTCGCGAATTTGAAAACGATTGCCGCCTGGTCGCGGTCGTTCGCCGCGGAATAGATCTCGCCATTGGGGACCGCCTCCGGCCCGACGAGATGCGCGAGAGCGATGGCCGCGATCAAAGCGGTCTTGCCGTTTTTGCGCGCCATCGAAAGGATCGCGCGACGGACGACACGACGGCCGGCGCGATGCGGCTCGTAAATGTCGCGGATGAATTCCTTCTGCCAAGTGTCGAGCTTGAACGCGCGTCCCGCGCCGTGACCGCTCGGCACGGTGAGCTTTTGAATGAAGTTGATGACGCGCCGCGCGCGCGCCTTACCTTCCGAGCTCCTCTTAACCTCCGGGAATGAGACCGTCGAATTTAGAGCGCGGCGGATTTTCATAGACTCCCGCGGCGATCCTTGCGCGGGCGAGAGGAGAGAGTCCGAATTCTCCGGCAAAGTTGACCATGTCCTTCGCGGCGACGCTCGCAACGCGAACGAGAGGATTGACGACGGGCGTTCCGTGCGCGCCGCGAATTAGAACGCCTTTCGTGACGGGGTCCTTCTCCGCCATGGCCGCGAGCGTCGTCTCCGCTTCATGCCATCGCGCATATGCGTTGCAGTATGCCGCGAGGACGTTGAGATCGAGGCTCGTGACCAGACGGAGACGATACAAGGAGACGATGATGCGCCGCCACTCCGTTTGCGCGATCTCGCCCAGGAATGCCGGAGGATCGGGCGGCGCTTCCGGGAGGTCGGGGATCGGCTCCGGACGGAGCGCCCGTTTGCCCGGATTCCCCCGGAGGACCTTCAAAGCCAATGGCGTCGGGGCGTTCATAAGCCAAATTCCCTCATGATTAGCGCGACCTGGCCGGTAACTAGCCTGTGAAGCAAAAAGCGACAAGGACCGCCTAGGACCCATTGACCGCTAGGACCGATGGGCCTAGATTACGGACATTGAACGACGGCGCTTTGGTCGCCTATCCCCGGGTCCCCTGAAAAGGACCGGCCCAGACACGAGAGACCCCGACGGGGCGGGGCGACCAAAGCGCCAGAACAACCGGAGACTTTATCGTGAGCTTCATCATCGAGACCCGCCGGAGCGACCGCCACAAGTGGGAGCGATATGGCGAATTCAGGAACGAGATCGAATTCAAACGGGAGCTTCCGAATATCCAGGCGTTAGGACTCTACACGCGCCGCATTCCGCTCCCGACCGTCAATGGGAATTTGCAACCGCTTTCGGAGCGCCTGCCCCGGGCTCGGCAGTAACGCGAGACTAGGCCCGCGACCTATCGGAGCGCCAATGCTCCGCCCCCTTCAACCCTTCAAGGGCATATGCCCGGGAGACGACGATGACCGAGACCCCCACCATCAAATTTCAAGTCGGCCAGACTTACGGCACGCGCTCGATCTGCGATTACGACACGATCTATCGCTTCGAGATCATCGCGCGGACCGCGAAGCAAATGACGATCCGCGAGCATGGCGAGACCTACAAGCGCGGCATCTTCGTCCGCGACGGCGTCGAATGCTGCAAACCCCACGGCACCTATTCCATGTGCGCCGTGATCCGCGCCGATAAGACCGTCTGGTGAGCGTCATGACCCGCTGGCTCGGCAATGCCTCCAAGGCGCTCTCCATCGCCGCGATCCTCGGCCTCATGTGGCTCGCGGCCATCGCCCACACGCCCCACGTCGAATGCGGCTCGACCAATCTCGGTCCGCTCGTCGCCGTGACATGCGTCACGCTTAGGAGCCCGTCATGACCTGGACCATCATTCTCGGCGTCCGCGTCCGCGGCTCGCTCGCCGACAACGCCGATCCGATCTCGACCCTCGTCGAGGGCGACCATACCGCGAGCGAGGCGGAAGCCATCGCGAGAGAGCGCGCGACCGCGCTCGGTTGGGAGGTCATCGGCGTCGAGACCTCGATCTATTCCCAGGAGACGACCATGACGACCGACCCGCTCGCCGCCTTGTGCGCGGAGTATGACGCCTGGAACAAGCGGAACCATCTCAATCTCGGCTCCGCCGACGAGCATCTATTCGATCCGGAATTGACCGACGACCAGCGCGCATGGCTCCGCGAATTCTCCGACCGATGGGAGGACGCCATCGCCGCGGAGGAGGACGCGCGCGCCGCCCGCAAGGGACCGGCCGTCGAGGAGGACGAGGCCCGCGCGCCCGCGCTCGTGCCGCTCTCCCGGGAGTCGCTCGACGCCGTCAAGGACCTCGTCCAGGGACGGCTCGACGAGATCGGCTTTCGCCTGGAGTCGGGCGACGATCTCCCGGACCGTCCCGCGCTCCAGAGCGAGGCCGATGTTTTGCTTCGCGCCTGGAACGAGCTTGAAAACGTCAACCCATAGGAGGACACGATGACGACCGATAAGAGACCGGTGATCGAGCTTCGCAAGGTTCGCGAGAGCCGCTCGCTCTCGGAGGAGACTCCCGCCTATACCGCCGACGTCTTCGTCGACGGGAAACGGTTTTGCACGGCGAGCAATCACGGCCAAGGCGGACCGGACATGCATCATCCGTTCACCGCGGATCGGACATTCCGGACGCGCCTGGAGGCGCTGGAGAAACTGATCGCCGAGACCTATCCCGCCGAGACTTACGAGGCCGGAGGCGAGACTCATTCGTTCCCGTGTTCGCTCGAATTGCTCTGTCATCGCGAGCTTGACCGGATCGCGACGGAGAAAACCGTCAAGCGCATTCTCGCGTCCAAGGTCCTTTGGCTCCGCGACGGCAAGGTTCTCCAGATCGCCGTGAAGAAAGGCGGATACTCCCGCGAGGCGATCATCGAACACGTCCGCATGAAGGAGCCCGCCGCGCGCTTCCTTCACGACATGCCCATCGAGGAGGCGACGAAATATCTCGTCGCGTGACGTCTCCGCAAAAAGATTCCGACGACCCTGTGACGAATCTCACAGGTCCAGCGGACCGCGGGACGCGAGATTGAACGCGCGTCCCATCCATCTCGACCACTAGCCAAGGGCGCGTTGCCCGGGAGAGATCCATGATCTCGATGACAAACAACAAAGGACGAGAACGCAAATTCACGCCGGAACGGATCGAGCAAATCCGCAATTTGATCGAGCGCGGGACCTCACGCGAGGAGATCGCCGAGATCATCGGTTGCACGGTCGGATCGCTCCAGGTCACTTGCTCGCGGCTCGGCATCTCGCTCCGCCGCCAGCGCCCCGACAACGGCGTGCGCCTTCTGCCGCGCCCGCCGTCCGCCGCGCCGATCCCGCTCCCGCGCGTGCCATCGCTCCCCGCCGCCAATGGCAACGGCCCGACGCTGGCGCTCGTCCTCGTCGACGGGGACCGCCGCCGCGAGAGCCCGCTTCCGCTGGCCGTCGAGGACCTCCGCCGCATCGCCCTGGAGGCGGCGGTCCGCGGGGTCTCCGTCGCCGACGTGATGACGGCTCTCCTCGTTAAAGGAATGAATTCCCTCGATTAACCTTTAACGGCCCGGACGCCTGGAACTAGGACCGAAAAGCCTAATGATTAGCGGGACCTAGTCGGTCGCGGGTTCGTGATCCGGAAAGCGACTAGGACCCCTGGACCTAACGGCCCGGGGTCCTTAACTTATTGGCATGAACACGACCCTAAAACTCCGACGGACCCCGAAGGGCTGGACCCTTGGCCCCTTTGCGATTGACCGCGACGGCGACCGCCTCGTGATCCGGCGCTTCGGACAGGACCTCGCCCGCGTTGGCACTCTCGCCGAAGCGCGCGACATGATCGTCGGATGGAATAGTTAACGACCCCTCGTTTCAAGGGCGATTGCCCGGAGACAAAAATGACCGACCGAATCCCCGTCGTAGTTGCTTACGGACTTGGCTTGAATTCGACCGCGATGCTCGTCGAGATGCATCGCCGCGGCGAGCCCGCTCCCGATCTGATCTTATTTGCCGACACTGGATCGGAGCGCCCGGAGACCTACGCCTATCTCCCGATCATGCAAGCGTGGCTCCGCTCCGTCGGCTGGCCGGAGATCGTGACCGTGAAGAATGCGAGCCCGATTGCTGGCGACGCTTCTCTCGGCGACGAGGTCTATCGCCTCCGGACTTTGCCCTCGCCCGCCTTCGGCGTTCACACTTGTTCGCAAAAGTGGAAGGCCGCGCCCCAGGACAAAAAATGCCGCGAGGTCTTCGGCTGGAATTCGAAGACGAAGACATGGAATCACGGACCGCTCGTCCGCAAGCTGATCGGATACGACGCTGGCCCCGCCGACGGACGTCGCGTGAAGAATGCCGACGGCAAATGGTCGCCTGGATACGAGCATCGCTATCCGTTGATCGAATGGGGTCTCGACCGCGCCGGATGCGAGCGCGTCGTCCGCGAGGCCGGTCTCCCCGTTCCCCGCAAAAGCTCGTGCTGGTTCTGTCCCGCGATGAAGCGCGGCGAGATCGCGGAGCTTGCGGAGATCCAGCCCGCGCTTTATGCGCGCGCGCTGGAGATCGAGGATCGCGCGCGCGAGCGCGGCCTCCTCGTCCAGTCGACGAAGGGACTCGGCCGCTCGTTCTCCTGGCGGGACCCTTCGCCCGCCGTCGATCCCGCGACTGCCGCGCTCACTCCCGGCCGCAAGGCATGGGCGACGCGCCGCGCCCGCGAGGCCGCGCGTGCCGCGGGCGGACCCGCGACCGTGGTCACATGGTCGTCATCGGCCGCCTAGGACCCCTTGACCCATAGGACCGCCAGCCCTACCTTACCCCCTGGACGCGGCAATCCCGCCTCGTCCGCTTTCCAAGGGCAAATGCCCGGGAGACCCGTAATGCCCTACTTTTTCGCTACCGATCTCGTCGGGTTCCGCTCGACGACCCTGCGCGTGCGCGTCACGGAGCGCCGTGACGGATATGTGTGGGTCCGTACCGCGGACCTCCTCGACGCGGGGACCGCGCTCGTCCTTCGGGACGATCAAGTCCAGGAGGCCGCGCGCTAACGCGCGCGGGGTCTCCCGATGATGACCGTCGTCAAATCCCCGCAAGCCCGTCTCCGCGAGGAGATGGGCCTCGCTCCCCGCGTCTCCTCCTCGCGCGTGCGCGTCGCCGACTGGATCGGCTTCGATTGCGGCGACGTCGTTCGCGAGATCGGCGGACGCCATACCGGCCGCGTCGAGGCGATTTTCGACGGCGCGACTATCCGCGTCCGCTGGCACGAGACCGGCTGGACCTCCGACCTTCCCCGCGACCAGATCGAAAAGGTGACGCCATGACCACGACCAATGATCTCAACCGTCTCGTGAACGCGATCCAAAAGATCGTCGACGCGGAGCCCGACACGCTCCATCGCGAGATCAACGCCGCGAGGAAACTCGCCGACGACGTCTCCCGGACCTATTGCCTCGACGGGAGCGAGACCGACGAGGAGGAGGACGAGCCCGAATTCGTCCCGCCTCCCGGCGTCATGACGTTCGAACAATTCCAGGCGAGCAAGAAACACAGCGACGATCTCGCGAAGGACCTCCCGGATCAACTATTCGAGGCCGAAGGCGGGGACCCGACGCATGTCGCCCGCGGCTGGATTTACGACGGGACCTATTTCATCGACGAGGTCCTGGAATGGTGGCCGGAGGACGCGCGCCGCGAGGGTCGCTGGCATTTGCTCCTGGAGCGGAGCGAATTCATCACGGACGACCTCGAATCCCTGGAGCGCAAGCTTTATCGCTGGTGCGTCCAGAGTGGAGGGCTCTCGTCATGACGCCCGACGCTTTCGGCATCTCGGAGGACGTCCCCGCGGAGTGGCACGCCGCGGGCCTCGTCGCCGCCGTCGTCCATCATCGCTGGCACGGGACCCCGGACTATTGGGTCTGCGGTTGCCGCGACGTCGTCGCCGCCGCTGCCATCGCGCTCGTCCTCAATCGGCACAATGCCCTGGATCGCGCGCGCCCCGCGCCCGCGCGCGAGCGCCCGATCTCCAGGACCGCACATAACGCGGCGGTCCGTTTCGTCGAGGAGGTCGTCGGCCGCTACGGCCCGGAGAGCGCATTCTCCCGCACGCGCATGATGACCCACGAGAAGCAATACAAGCGCCGCCGTCCGCAATGGCTCGATCAATCCATCGATCTCCTCGGCGCGCTCATGCGCGAGGAGGGATTGAAAGGCCAGCCGCTCACGGAGATCGAGCGCCGCGAGATTTACGACAGGAGAAAGCCATGACCGCCGCCGCGATGAAGCAATGCCCGTCGTGCAAGGGAGCGCGCAAAGTCCGCGTCCACGTCACGACCGACCGCGGCGATGGCGAGATCGAGCTTACTCAATTCGAGACCGATTGCGTCTCCTGCGGCGGGATCGGGAAGGTCACGCCGCGCCGCTTCGCCGCGCTCCAGTCGGAGGCCGCGATGTGGTGCTCGTGCGGGAACGAGAGCGGCGAGGCCGATTACCACGCCGACACTCGCCGGATGAAACATCACTGGACCTGCCGCGACTGCGGCAAGGTCCTCCAGGTCGGATAATTTCCCCACGCGCAAACCATGAAAGGACCGCGCACATGACCACGAAGAAACCACGCGACCGCCGCCGCATCCCCGCCCGCGGCGGAGCCGTCCAGCACAATCCGCCGATCCCGGTCGCCGCGCCGAAGGTCGACGATCTCCTCATCGAGCGCACGCATGCGACCCTGATCGCGACCGTCGGCGAGATGACGCAATCGCTCCGGCGCGCGCTCGACACCGCGGGCAAGCTCGCGAGACACGAGATCGCCGACAGTCCCGGCGACCCATTCGAGAACGGCCACGTCGAGGCATTGAGCGCGATGGAGATGGGACACCTTGTCCAGGTCATCTCGACCCTCGCCTATCCGACGCTCCGGGTCCTCGCCGAGATCGCCGAGAAGCTCGACGAATTCGAATGCAAGACCATCGAGGCGGAGGAGGCCGCGTCATGACCCTCCGTCAATTCGGCCTCGCGATGAAGGAGATCGAGGCTCCCGACGGGGACGGCTGGCTCGCGCTGGTCGTCCTTTCCTACGGCTTGTCGTTGGTCGGTGCGCTTCACAACCCGACCGCGGAGGGTCTCGTTCGCCTGGACGTCAAAGGCAAGGACGGCTCCGACCTTCCGATGATGATCGACGTTACCGCCATCGTCGCGATCCAGCGCGTGCCGATATGAGGAGGAAACCATGACGAAACGACCGACCGCCGCGGACTTTGATCGGCTCCGCCAGAAGATCGTCGACGATATCAACCGGACCGGCCGTTGCGTGATTTGCGTCGGTGCGGACAAGGACGCGCCGCCGTTTGCTTACACGGTGGGAAATCAACTCGTCGACCTCCCCGAGCTCCTCCTGATCGGATCATTCGACGGCTCGATCCTCAACTATCTCTCGGAGCAAATGATCGAGCGCGGCCGGGGATTTGCTCACGACGAGCTTGTCTCCCTTGGCGGGGTTTTCCCCGTCAAGATCGTCGACGCGGACACGCAACAATGTCGCGACGAATGGACGATCCAGGCCAATCACATCGGCCGGAAATACACGGTCCAGCAAGTCGTCCTCTGTGATCGTCAAGGACGCTATCCCGACGACCCGCGATGCGCCCCGCCTTACTCGACGGTCCCGATCCTATGGAGGACGCAATGACCATGGCTCCGGGATGCACGGCGGAGGATCGCCGCGCCTATCTTCGGCTCGTCCGTCGCATGACGCGGATCGTCGTGGCGATGGAGGAGCTCGGCGAGAATGAGATGGGCGTCCTCGACCGTCGGACGGCGATGCGTTTCCATCGCTTGACGCATCGCCTCCGCTTGTTCTCGATTGACCTCGTGAACGATGCGATGGTGGAGGAGATCGAGCGATGATGACGAAGGACGATTACCGCGCGGCGCTGGTCGTGTTCGATCTGTCGCAAGTTGCAGCTGCAAAATTCTTTCGCGTGAACGAGCGCACGTCACGGCGATGGGCGAGCGGCCAGCAAGACGTCGCGCCCATCACAGAGCGCCAGATCCGGCTCATGCTGCGATATGAGATCATGCCGCCCGACGTCGACGCGCTCATGGAATTGCCGTTTGCGATGCTCCTCGACCGTGTCGCGCTCGGCGCGATCCACCATGACGACAAACCTTGACCGGTCTGGACCGATGGACCTATTTTCCCGCGCCATGGGACCGCGACCGCTCGACCCGGACGATATCGTCGCCCGCCTTCCGGAGAAGGTGCTTTATGCGCCGAAGGGACAGGCCGGGGAATATGCGCCCTATGCGACGAATCCCTATCGCGGATGCGGGCATGCGTGCGCCTATTGCTACGTCCCGCACGTCCCTGGACAACCGTCCCGCGCCGTCTTCGACGCTGGCGCGATCCCGCGCCCGAATTATCTCCGCCGCCTCCGCCGCGATGCGGAACGATGCGAGGAGAACGACCTCGATATCCAGATCATGCTCTCGTTCACGACCGACATTTACAATCCGGTCGACCGATCCTTGACCCGACCGGCGCTGGAGATTCTGGTCGAGCATGGTCTCGCGATCTGTCCGCTCACGAAGGGAGGGAGGCGCGCGCTCGCCGACCTCGATCTATTCCGCCCGGAGCGCGACGCCTTCGCCGCGACGTTGACGACGCTCGACGACCGTTTCTCGCAAAAGTGGGAACGCGCCGCCGCCTTGCCCGGGGACCGGATCGAGACCCTCCGCAAATTCCACGACCGCGGCATCTTCACTTGGGTCTCGCTGGAGCCGACGCTCGACGCCGACCATTCGCTCGCCGTCGTCGACGCGACCCATGAATTCGTCGACCTCTACAAGGTCGGACAGGCGAATTACGTCCCGACGATCACGAAGGTCCTCGACTGGAGCGATTACACGCTCCGGATCATTGACCGCATGGCGCGCTACGGGAAGGCGCATTACGTCAAGCGCGACCTCCAGCCCTACCTCCCGCCCGCCTACGCGAATCCTTTGCGCGTGACGCAACATCATTGACGACCGACGTCGGCGACGCGAGCTCCTCGAGCGAACGCAATTCGAGACCCGCATCCGGCGCGAACGATTGCGCGCGCGCCGCTGCGGCGTTCTGGACGCGCGCGCGCGCGGGAGCGCGCTCCGCCTCCGGCAATCCTTCGAACACGACGCCGACATAGGCGACGCCGACGCCGCCCGTCCGGTTGTCCGCTTGCCAAATCCGGACGAGCTTCGCATGCATGCGCGTCGCGAGCTCGTTCCAGATCACCGCGAGGATCGCGCCGTGATTGCGCGACATGGATTTTCCTGGCGTCGCGCGATGACGGAGACCAGTGAGATCGCGGAGGCCATGCGCGACCATGGCGTTGCGATATTGCATCATGTTGTCGGTGACGATGATCGCCGCGCGCTCGCCTGGCGCGAGCTTCCGCTTCGCCGCGATGATGACCGCTTGCTCCCATGGCGATCCGTAGGCGTCGAGATCGAACACGTTGAACGCGGAGAGATCGATGGCGCGCAGCACGCGCCGGTTGTCGCCGACGAAGACGCGCCGCCCGTCGCGGAAATATCGCTTGTCGCAACCGGTATAGCTCGCGGCCAGATCGCGCCAGACCGCGCGATGGAGAACGCCGGCGCCCGCGAACGCATCGAAGACATGCAACGGTCCCGCGACCGCCTTGGCGACGTTCTCGCGGATCTCGATCTTCGCGCGCTTGGCCCCGCGCGCCTCCGTGTTGTCGATCTGTTTATAGACCTTGTTCGCGTATGGCATGGCCGCGCCTTAGTCGCTTCCCCGGTTCCAGGGATGCAATGGGTCCGTCGGCATTCCTTGCGCGTCGCAATCGCCCTTCATGATCCCCGGATCATTGTATCGCTCGCGCATCATCCAGGCATTGACCAGATCGTAATGCCGCGCCCAATCGTATTGACGCTCTGGATCGTTCCGGATGCGACGGAGGAGCTCGGCGCGATCCGGCAAGAGAAGGACGACCTCCTCCGCGTTGAGAATTCCCCGCCACCATTCCCGCAAGCGATGCGACGGCGCATTGATGACGACCCATGCCAGCCGCTCCGCGGGCTCGTGCGCGAGCGCGGCCATGCGCGCATTGCGCTCCGCGAGGACCTCGCCGACCTGGTCGCCGCTCCGCTCCAGCCCGAAACCCATCTCCCGCGCGATTAGATCGAAGTCTATGACGATATCGTCCGCGCGCGCGTGCGCCCGCACGTAAGTCGTCTTCCCCGCCGCTGGCGGACCGCAAACGAGCTTCACGCGACACGTCGGCCGCGGCAAATCCGGACGCGCCATGTCCGCGATTGCCGTCATCGATCTCAGTCTCCGCCGCGGATCACGCTCCGGCCATTCGACGTCGCCGAGATCGCGCTCGCCCAGGATCGCGTCGTCGCGCCATCGCCGCATCATTCGAGGACCGTCGTCCCCATCTCGACGCGAACGCCCGCGAGCTCCTTCATCACGGCCTCGAGACGCTGGAGCGCGTCCGCTTGCTGCGCGAGCGGTCCCTTCACGACGATCCAAAATTCGTCCTTGACCGGACCGGTCTCGACCTCGACGTCGCGCACCGTGAGCTGCGGCCCGCCCTCGTCATCGCCGCGGAGCGTCTTCGCCTCCGCCGCCGACAGTCCGAGCTTCGTGATATCGAAACCGAGATCGTCCAGGTCCGCGACCGCGAGCGACATGAGCGCCTCGTCCCATCCCGCATTGCTCGCGATCTTGTTGTCGGCGATGCGATAGGCGTCGATCTGTTCCGGCGTCCAGCCGCGACCGACGATGACCGGGACCTCTCCTAGCCCTAATCGCTCCGCGGCGAGGACCCTCCCATGACCGGCGATGATTATCCCCGTCTCTCCGACGAGGACCGGCATGGTCCATCCCCACTCCTCGATGGAGCGCGCGATCTGTGCGATCTGATCGTCGGAATGCGTCCGCGCGTTGCGCGCATACGGCGCAAGCTCGACGACCTTTCGGCGCTCGATCTGATCGGCAGGCCACGCAACCGTCATCTCCGTCCTCCCATGGGACCCCGCCCACTCCGACCGCGGCGGCATTCTGGCACCGAGCCAATAGGACGCCCGCCCGCGGCCTTTTTGGGGGTCCGACCTCCTATCCCCCATCCCCATCCCAGGAGGCCGCCGTTTGCTTCCCGCCCGCGCCCTGGACCCCGTTCCAGGCCATAGGTCCCGCGGACCCCTGACATTTTTACCGCGGGAGCGCGCGAAAAAT